AAGTCTGTTGCATCGTTTATAAAAAACGCTAATGACCGGGTGTCGCCTTTCCAAATGTCTGTATTTTGATTTTTTACGCTCATGTTATTTCGTTTAACCCTATGCTATACATTTCACCAGCACTTATCCATGACCATGCATTCGATGATCCAACGATTGCTAATGAATTTCTACTTATTGTGTCTCCCAACCCTAATTGCCCGTAATTATTATACCCGGTAGTATATAATTCACCGGATCGTATTCCAAATGAATGATAATCCCCCGCTGCTATATTTCTCCATCCAGTCAATGACCCAACTTGCGTTACATCTATATTATTATTATAACTACCTTGCCCTAATTGTCCAAAACTACCTTGCCCCCAAGAATACAACTTCCCCCCTCTGATCCCAATGCTATGGAAGTAGCCCGTTGAAATCTTTTCCCAGTCTGTCCAACTTCCTATCTGAGTAGGAGTGTGTTTGCTGTACACATCTCCTGTACCTAATTGCCCTCCTGCATTATATCCCCACGCATATAATTTGCCCCCTCTGATACCTAATGAATGATTTGGCCCAACTGCAACTGCTTCCCAGTCTGTCCAGCTTCCTATCTGAGTAGGTGTGGTTTTATGATCATTAAAAGCTCCTGTACCTAATTGTCCTTGATTATTATATCCCCACGCATATAATTTACCTCCTCTGATACCTAATGAATGATAATCTCCTGCTGCAACCGCTTCCCAGTCTGTCCAGCTTCCTATCTGAGTGGGGGCGGTTTTATTGTTTGTATCTCCTGTGCCTAATTGTCCTTGATTATTATATCCCCACGCATATAATTTACCTCCTCTGATACCTAATGAATGAAATAATCCTGCTGCAACTGCTTCCCAGTCTGTCCAACTTCCTATCTGAGTAGGGTTTATCTTGATGTTAGTGTTGCCTAATCCTAACTGATACCTGTTGTTCATGCCCCACCCATAAAGCTTTTGCACTCCAACATCATCTCCTATCCCAAAAGAGGTATTTACCCCTATTGAAATCATCTTCCATCTGATAGATAACAAGTTGCGGGTTGGAACACTTCTGGTACTATAATCCCCTAACCCCAACTGTCCCTCATTATTATACCCCCACGCATGTAGGTTTCCGATTTGTGGCCCGTAGTTTCTAAACTTGCCTAACCGGTATGGCTTTGTCTGTAGATTAATCAGACGAGCTGCCGCAGTAGCTCCTGAACAATAATATCCGTCTATCCAAAACGGGTTAATATTCCCATTCTCGAAAATATCCGAAATACTATAATGCTTTGGCAATCCAAATTCCTTTTTAAAATCACTTATCTTTATGTTTGTTATCCCTATCATGATTATGTTACAAAAAATGACATATCCCCGTCTTGGTGAATTTTAATAACAGGCTCATCGTTAGCATTCTTAAAAACAATATTGTTTCCGTCTATAACGATCGTGAACTTTTTTCCACCAGCATACAGCTCTACTTTCTCTGTTATAGTCCCTTTTGTGTAAGCGTTACCAAACCATTTTTCAAAAGTCCCTAATGTTTTTACCCCGTGATAATTCGGAGCTAATACTGGTTCGACAGTAGAATTATATTCCCCTAAATGTATAGGAATGAAAATCCCAAAGTTTTCGTTTTGGTAATAAAACGGATAATAAATGCCACTCCATATTCCCCCAGACCATTTTGGAATATTACCCGTACTTAATGTGCTTAAATCAATCTCGATATTTGTTTTTATCTTACTCATTTGAATCTATTATAATCCCTGAAAAATCTAAGCGTTTCAGTTTTAGTAAATAATTACATGTGATACTCCCTTGTACAGACACCTTATTCGTGATGACGATCTCTAACCGGTTACTTGCTATCCGGTTGTCAATATCAATATCTTGAGGCAATACTGTAGAAACCGCTCCGTTCAGCACGTTAACGATAGTACCCGAATGTGCCCGCAACCGCAAATCACTTATGCTGTGTATCCCAAACATGCCAGACTGATACACAGAAAAACTAAAATCCACGATACGTTTAGCCGCAAGCCTATAGTTAGAATTAGAATGGTTTCCGAACTCCATTTCTAACACTCCGTTATAGCTGCCTATCTGTAAGCTGCTTGACATTGTGACTACTCCTGTACCTTCCCACGAAATAGAAGAAATACGAGACCAATTTTCCTCCCCTGCTTCAATCGTTGCCTCTTGGATATATCCATTCTTTCGAGTCAAAAAACTTGTCGCAGTCGTAGTAGGGATATCCCCTATATACAACTTCCCTTTGATCCTCGTATCTGAATCTATTCTCACGCAGTGAACACTTTTGTTATAGTTGCTCTAAACTCGTTGTTTGCCGGCGGAGAGGAAAACGAGTATGTAACCTTATCGACCGTTGTGGCAGCCACCCCGCAGTGTACCTTCTCGTGTGTAGCATTGTCCCAAAGAACAGGTATCACATTCCTTGTCCCAAAATTATGCGTAACAGAAATACTCGTAGCAAGGCCATTTCCAATATTAGCCACATAAGAGGCCGCAACCAACATCCCTACCGTGTGAACGTGCAGCTTAGCTGGTGTTACTATAGTGGAGTCGTCTTCCCCCGCTGCTACTTGCTGTGATGTGGCGATCTTCGACATTCCTGAACGTGCCTCTGTCGCTGTGCGTGAGGCAAGCGATGACGGTGTGACGAATTTCTTCGTCTCTGAATCACCTTGCGTCTCGGCGTTCGTTGCGGCTACATATGACAAGCTTTTAGGTGTCAAAACCTTTTTCTCGTCTGACATAGCTTTTGCTTCGGCTTCTGTAGCAAGCTTTACCGTTCCAAGTTCCTCAGTAGTTGCCTCGTCTCTGTTGACCTCGAGGAAAATCCAATCGTCCGGGTCGGTAGTCGAGGCTGAATCTTTCTTAGCAATCAACACGTCGCCTATCTGTAATTTTACACCGTGTACCGTACCTACCTTGTTCACATACCAGTAGTCGGCCTTTTTTGAGTTAGACGGGAAGCTGCCCGTCGTAGGGTCAAACTCTCCCATCAGCTCGCCTAAGCCTCCAACCAAGCCATCTACGTACTCCTTAACTGCTTTAGCAGATACTAAACTGTTATGTAGTGTGATGATAGCATCTAAATTAGTTATCACCGTGATTTCTTCTAACGAGCCCGATGAGCCTTTCAAATTCCCGACAACGATCATCGAACTCACGTCTTGAATCTTAGCAAACGTGATAGCTTTAGCCGCTATCTTTGCCGTTGTTACGTTCAAGTCTTTTATCTTCGCCGTAACAACTTCGCTGTCTTTTATCTCGTTAGACGTTATACCACTTGCTTTGACCCGTGCCCTTTTCTTGCCCTCGATAGTCGCTATCTCTATAGTGCTGTTATCAGGAATAAGCTTTACCGTAGCCGTCCCGTCACTTATAGTTACCTCAATAGCGTCATCTCCCTGAATATCTTGTATCAAGGATTCCACATCAGCCCAGGGATACCATTTTACTCCGTCTGAATAATACACCACGCCATTATAATCTACAAGCCCACCCCTCCAGGGAGATGGTAGGCTTTGTACCTCTTGCAGCTTTACGTTTATGAGTTCGGATGTTTTTCCGAAATCTAACGCTTCTGCCATTCTTGTTGCTGCCATAATTAATTTAATTCTATAAAACCTGTAAATAAATAAGACCAAGTAATCTTGATCATGTTTTCTCCTATATACTGAACCCCCGCAATACACATCGTCCCTTCTTCATCACGTATCGTGACGCTCGGACGTTTTCCCATCCCGTGCAGAATGACTTCCTCTCTTGTGTTAGTTACGGTGTATGTCTCATTTTTGTCTCCTCCTACTTTTAGTTGCGGGTCTAACTGTACCTTAGCGTCAAACCTGTTAAAAATTCTTCTCTTTTTTTTATACAGACTATCCGCTAAAACTAAATCATATTTTTCTTCGTGGACTAAATTACGTTTTAATTGCGTTACTCGCATCAGCGTGTTGCCTAAATCTCTGTCCATCACGTTAACACTGTCTCCTGCATTTATATCAGGCTTGCCTTTCATAAACAGAGGATCGATTTCTAACGTGTACTGAACGTATTGATGGTTATATTTTTCAAGCCATTCCTTTGCTGTGTCGTATAGTTCTACTTCGGCGTCTTCGATATAACTTTCCGGCATCCTTATATCCAATAAGATGTATTCGTCTCCGGGTGTTACCTGAAACGCTTCTGTGTCTTCTGAAGGGATAGCTAATCCTCTCTCGTCTATGTATTGTTGTATCGTAAATCTTTTTGTCGTGTGATCGTATTTTGAAACAATGAACTCATACCCCGAAAGTTTTCCTGACGTGAATTTTACTTTTGGCGACACTTTGTTTATCAAATAAACAGTCCCATATTCGTCTTTTTCGTTCAGGTCAAACATCTGATCGTCTTCAAACTCTAACAGCGAAGGCACATCAACCACCTCTCCTACTCTGTGTGGGTAAACATCCTCGAATATCATTACATGCTCCGATAACATCTCGGCTTCTGTCTCAATATAATCAACGCCTTGATACGAATACCACCCGAACGGCTCTTGTACTGCAAACACATACTTACCTTTTACATTCCACGCCTTTATGTCAACGTTACTCGCTGCTTCCATATCTGTCGTGATGACCGGCAACGGGTATTCTCCTGCAGGATATACCTCGCCGTAATCTGTCCATACTCCGCCTATCTCTAACTGTATCTGTACATAGCTTGCGTTCGTTGTGTAATAGACTTGATAGACCTCCGTCATTGGGTCGATAACGTCTATCTCGACAAAAATATCCGGTGTGTCTTCTATCACTTGTGCTGGCATACGCAGACGTGGACTGAAATTCCTATAATTGTCGCCTATGTTTTTACTGCTTCCGTAAGCATACAGCCTGCTTATAACATTACTCGATCCAGATGCTCCTCTCTCTAATGAGTACAACCCTTTCCCTTTTCCGAATTCAAAGCGTCCCTGAATCGTTGCCCCGATCGTTTTCTCTATCGTAATAGTGTTTCGACCTTGCGACCTTTCGATCTTAAACTCGTAATCAAATTCCTCGCAAATAGTCCTAAGAGCTTGATGACAACGCTGATCCGAGAAAGACAACGTTAAAACTAAATCCGAAGGGTCAACAACCTCTACGTCCCAAAAATCATATACCCTTTGCAGATTTTTTTCAAGCATGGCCGCAAAAGTCTCTATATTAGCTGTTAACGAGAACTCGTACGACATATGAATCCCAAGACTGTCAACGTCTAAAAAGACCACTTTCGATAAATCATAATACCAACTCTCAAAAACCACGTCATAAGAAAACATTTTGTTCCCCGTTTTCTTTACAAGAGGCTGCGTGTTGAGAAAATACCTACTGCCAAAAACATCCACATAGCTGCCTAACTCTAAGTCGATGTACTCTTTAGAGTCGAACATCACTCTTACCGTGTTCTCTCCCATCATCGCATGCGTGAGCTCCGATGTAGGCTTTAAGGCTACCGTAGCGACTACCCCGTCTTTATTTATATTCAACGTCCTCATTCTTCTGGCTCGTCTTCTATTACTCCTCCGTCTTCTGTCACAGCAACAACTCTCAAACGTAACGTGAATGACCAAATGTTATTAGATTCTTTGAATCTCTTAACAACTTTTACTTTGTCTTCTCTGTAAACGTCAAACTTTACAATATCTGCTGTGCTGAATTTTATTTCTAACGTCCTTGTCCCCGTCTGGTCGATAGCAGCAATAAATGTGTTAAATTTCTTTATCGCATCAATTGTTTTTGTGGCTTGAAGGAAACACTCTAATTTTATCGTTCTGTTTTCTAAGACCACATTCGATAAATCAACCTCCTCTCCGTCATCGTCTAACCAGTTATGCCTGTATCCTATCTTTCGTTCAGGCACGTCAAACAGTTCGTCTGAACTTTTCACGTAAATTCCGTAGGTCGTTAAAATATCTTCGTTGTCTAAAAGATACTCTACCCTCCATGTGCTTGCTCCAAATCCCGGCTGTTCAGACATATACTCTTTCGTTATTAGGTTTTTTCAATTCGTTGTAAATATTAGAAATATCTTTTGTGTTTATTTCTATTCTTCTTAAGACAGACAGCTGTTCTACTACCGTTGTTACTACTTGTGCATTTCCTATCCGTAGTGCATTTAACTGCCCAGCTATAATAGAAGCCGACTCTTGAGTGATCCCTTTCACCGCTCCAGCTAACTGATCAGCTGTTTCCTCTACTTCCGGGAAAAGAGACATACCCGTTATTCGCTCTAAGTAATCTAATCCTTCTATCCCTCCTTCGATAATCTTGTTCCAGAGTTGCTGCAACTCTAACATTTTATCTGCTGTAAGTCCTTCGTCCATCACGTCAGCAAAAGAATTGTAAAACTTTTCAATCTCCTCATCTAAGTATCGTAACTGAAAAATACTTAACATCGCTTTTCGCATCAGTGATTCAAAGTCATCTGCGAAGTCTTCTATGCTGCGCTTGCCTTGTGCAAACCCTTGCGCTATACTATCTGAAATAGCTTGTGCAGTAGTACCTGTTAAAAGTTCCTGAAAACGTTTCTGAGTTTGCTCTGCCTCGTCAATCAAAGCTAAATACCCTTCTAACATTTTTTCTAACAACTCCCGTTGATCGTCTGTCAGGTCGGGGCTAAGTAACAGTTGTTCTATCTTGTGAATAGCTTTTTTGTTTGTGTCTATGATCAACTTTATATCGTCCATGTCATATGACACCCTAAAAATATTTCTAAGGTCAATACTTAAATTAGGGTCTATTATTTCTAACGTCTTCCTGAATTGAGCTATCATGTTATTCAGCTCTCTACCTAACACGTTAAACGTTAGCCTGAACCCTATAAGTAATTTGCGCCCTACTGAATCTAATAGATCACTTGTCGTATCTAACGCTTTCGCCACTCCGTCAATCAGCCCTTGCATGTAGTTTCGATAGCGTTCCGAAACAGCCTTCTCAAATTCTTGAGCAACCTTTTGATGATCTTTGATCACTTTTGTAGCAGCTTCTATTCCTGTTGCTAATGCTTGCAGTATCCCTCCTAACACGTCTCCAGAAGCTATACGTACTGTGATCTCTAACATATTTCCTACTGCGCTTACCGCATCTGCTAATTCTTCGTTGATCTCTTTCAGTGTGCCTGACATCTGTCTTAACGCTCCTGCAACCTGGTTGTAAGTATCTAACTTAACACTATTCTCGATCTCTTTTAAAATCCCTTTTATTTCTTCTAAGATGTCTTTCGACACCCCTAACGTCTCTGCTTGTCTTAGCAATTCGTCAGTTAAATCACGTGCCTCTTTCCTTGTCAGGCTTCCCATCTGTGAGGTGAGTTCCCTAAATGCTTTTGTCGATTCAACCGCCGTCCACTCTAAGTCTTCTAACTCTTGTTTTCTGATTGTCTTTAGCCCTTCTAACAGTCTGTTGTACTCTGTTTCTGTGAGGGCTTCCCTGTTAATATCTTTTACAGCTTTAGCAAAATCCTGCTCTATCTTTAACCTTTTTTCCGAATACGTTGCGGTGTCTTTTACCACTTGCTCATAAAGGTTTCGAGTATTTATCCTGATCTGTTTAACGGTTTCTTCTATCTGTTCAGATAAAAACTCGGCTTCTTTCCCTCCGGGAAACTTTAATTTTTGCGCTTCAAGATAGTCTAAGTAATCATATAAGTTTTCATATTCTTTTTTTACCTTGTTTATATGACTCACTAAATATTCATACGACTGATCTTGCTCGATTTTTATTTCTGGTTTTATAGGGTCAAACAAACTTTCTAAGGTTTCTTTTAATCTTTGTATTGCCTTGTCAGCTTCCTCTCCGGTCTCTTTAAACCTCTCTTGTAATGCCTTCCTAAAATTATCCGTTCCTACAGCTGCTATCTCTGCGGCCTTGAACCCTGCTGCTTGTGAGAACCCACTTATGCCGTCTAACAAAAACTTAAAGGTGCGCTGCCAATACGTTAGCTCTGACCCTTCTGCCCCTTCAAGAATTTGTTGATACAGCTCTGCTTCTTTTCTGGCTAAAACTTGTGCTTTTGCCATGTCTCTCATGGCTAATATTATTTTGTCTTTGTTCTGAATAAAAGCATTCTCAAACTGCGTAGCATCTCGTACCTCAAAGCCGTATTGTCTGATAAGTTCATTTGCCTGTTTAATTCCGTCCGTCTGGCTTATAGCCCCTCTGTTGACTCTCTCTATCAACAATGCTCCTTCTGTCATGTGAGACGCTACTGCTTTACTGAATTCTTGAGCTTCTTTTTTTATCTCTTTTTGTTTTGTCAGATATTTGTCTAAAAGTAATAACCCTTCTGTAATTGCTATGCTAAGTCCTAACGTCAATGCCGCTGTCATCGCTTTTGCCGACGCCGCTGAAATCTTCAAAGAGGCCGATAGTCTTTTAATAATAGTGTCGTAAACAGTCGTTACTCTTGATATGATTTGTGTCTGAAACGCCCCCTCTTTTAGTGTCGCTTGATATACACTTTGAAGTCCTATTGAGACACTCATCAAGGATTGGACTTTCAACATCGAGCGCTGTAGGTTTTCATTCGATGTGCTTAACAAGCTTGTGACCCCTTGTACCGCTCCTAAACTTCCTGACAAAGCGCCTAATCCCTGAATGATACCTTGAAACGCTCCTCGCACATCAGAGAGCGACTGCGTCTCGCTCCGTACTGACTTGATAGCTTTTGTAACCTCTACAAGCCTAAGCTGTAAATCTTTATATACCTCACTTTCTTCCTCCCCGTGTAGCTTTAGCTGTGTCATAGCATCTATGATAGTTCTGCGTTCTGCTGTCAATGACTTATAGCTGCTTTTAGTAGAGTCTAAAATGCTTTTCATTTTTTCTAAAGCTTCTCGCTCTGAATCAATCTCTTTACGCAGCTCGGCTGTCTTTGCTTTTAATGTTTCGTCTCCTATTTTTTTCGTCTGTTCGACAAGGTCTTTATAGCTTTTTTCAAGCTCTGCGATAATTCCTTTCTGTTGCTCGTAAAGTTCATTCGTAACCTCAATCTCTGTCCCTAATTTTTGTAGCGACATTTGGGATTGTAAGCTCTCTAACTCCGAACCTACACTTTTAATATTTGCCGCAACTTCTCTTACTTTTTCGTTATACTCATTGTACTCCTCTGTCGTGAGAGCCTGAGCACGCTTTTCTCGTAAGGTTTCATACTCTTTTTTTAATTCGTTAAGAGCAAATATTTGATCGTCAATAATCTTCTGGTCGATCAACCCTTCTTTAGAAGGCTTCTCGACTTCTCTTTTGAACTGATACACCTTTTCTAAAGCTTGGTCAATAGCTTTATTAAAGTGTTCTGTATTTCCTGTTACATCAAAACTTAGCGGCTCCACTTAATATCTCTCCTATCTGTTTTAAATCAGCTCTTACCTTTTGTTCTTGGGGCTTATCTACAATCATCATCTGTAAATTAATCCAGCTTATCCCCCACAACACATAATCTAACGTCCATCCTGTTTGAGTACACACACTCCATAACACCCCCCAGAGAGTGCTCAGGACTTTTCTATCAGACCGATCTCCATCTTGTGGAGAGTGTGTATCAATCTGATAGAGTTCGCAAAAGACGATACATTATTTAACACTATTATCGCCATCACGATAGAAGATAGTTTTTGAGGCGTTAACGTTCCTAATAAATAGTTTGTTAACAACTTCCCAAACCTTTTTATCTTCCATTTCCTGTTTAAGATAGAGTAAGCTACTACTTTAGCTGCCGTCCTGTGTTTGTCAACAGCTAATTGATAGCTCCCTAATAATGGGTTTTCTTTTATCGCTTCTTCGTCAATCTTTAGGTCTAACATCTCTTTCCCTACATAAAGCAATGCCCCAAGTCTCGTCTGCCGGACGGTGAACGAACACCATCCAGCACGAAACTTGAACCCATTATCTAACAACGTGTCATACGCCCTCTCCATTACGCTTCAGAAGGAGGTGGTGTTACTTGACCTATGATCAAAGGTGGCTTATCATTACCCGGATCCAAAACAGTTCCGGTAACCTCTACCTTTCCAAGCCCCTCACGTCCTAACTGCACATTGAAACGTGCCGTTAATAACATTCTGGGTATCTTGATGTAGTTGCCATTCTTGTCATACAACCCAACAGCTTTCTCAATAGGTTTAAATGCTGCAGGGGCTTCCCAGTCTGCTCCGTTATTTTTCGACTCCCCTCCGAAAACGCTCACTAACGCAGAAGGTGTGAAGTCAATATTTGTGAAACGAACAGTCGTATCTCCGAAAACGTAGTTCACTATCACGGGGTTGTCTTTCTCCTCTACACGGTGTGTAGTAGTTGTTACGTCCCCCATCACAAACTCGGCCGTGCCCTGATAGGTGTCCCCTAAAGGACTCATCCCACTGTCAGGATAAACTCCAGAGGGGTCTATAGCTCCCACGTCGATCTTTTCAAGACCTACAATATATTTTGCCATGTTATAATTTTTTAAAATTTATTCTATTATTCACGAAATATGATTTCTCATCTTTATAAATGCCTTGCGACTCTAACCAAAAATAATAATCATCTATTTTGATTTTATCTTTTAGCAGTGTGTACATACTCATAGATACTTCCGACAGCCTTTTTGTGTCAGGCATGCGTGAAGGCTTCCCTTTCAAGGAAACAGTTATATCCGGCACGAAACAATTAATATTTAATATCCCTTCATTAACCGTATCCGCTCCGTAGTAAACGACGTTTATAACAATGTCTTCTTTCTCGGAGTTGTCCGGCCTTTGAAACTTATATACATCACCTTCTTTTTTCAGGTGGTGATATAACGCATCTACCGCTTCAAATACCATCTTATATTTTCCTTCAACTCTTTCAAGTGTCCCGGTAACTCGTTCTTCACTTTAAAATAAGTAGATGTCAACACGTCTCGCCCCCTTGCTTCTAACTCACTTGCGTACTCCATCCCTGCTGTAATAGTCAACGCGGGTATCTTGTATTTACGCACCCCCTCCTCCGCAACCGAACGACCTACCTCTGTACCTTCAACATTAGAAGGTTCTTTCCCCCGTACTTTCTCGAACTGTGTGTTGACCACCTCTCCTACTCCTACAGCATACCCGGTAGAGCTACGCAAGTTTCCCGTCTGGTCTTCATAGCCTATATCTTTAGGTATCAATCTTGCGTGTTTAGTGCCTTCTTGTCCTATAAGATTAAGCCTCGAGACTATAACAGCTTCGACCTTTTTCTTAAAGTCGTCAAACTTGACCTCTCCACCTTTTATATCCATAACGTTACTCCGTGCTGTTTCCTTATAAAGTGCAAAACATTACCTTCATATAACACTTTCTTGCCTAACAAAACCCTGACCTGCGTCCCTTCTTTGATGTCATCATACTCGTTGCCAGCATCTATCCTTACAGAATAAACTAAATGTGTCCCGTCAGTCGTTTGTATCTCTCGACCTCCCGAGTTGAACCGTGCATAACACCATCCCCACCTTTTAAATTTATCCTTCCCGGTAACATAATTACCGTCTTTGTCTTTGTACGAATAGTGCTGTACAATCTCGAGTATGTGATACCTCCTCATACCGCCCTTACAGTAGGTCTGTCGTCTTCGCCCGAAAGTTCTTGTATCCTTTTCCGTAAAGCTTCTATGTCAAAATTCTGCGAGAACCCGTCCTCCGATTCACTCTTTAAAACGAGTAACTTTTTCAGAACATTCAAAACCGCTTCATTGACCTTTTCTCTGTCCTTCTGCGAGTACTCGTCAGCCGGATTAAGCCCTAAATCAATTAACGATTTCTGCAGTGTAAGCTCACTGATAGAATACGGTACACACTCCGAGCGCAAGGCATCTATAATAATCATATGCTATCTGTTTCCCAACCTTTGTGATAAGCATCTAAAATAAACACACTATCCGGGTCGTTGATCACCGGAAAAGCATTTGCCGATCCCTTCGTCCACTCTGCTACAGGCTCTACCTGTCCCCATTTTTCAATAAGGACATGAGAACGCTTTGCTTTCGTAGAAGGCGATTCGATCATCTCTGCCGCTAACGGCGCATACATCGTACTTCCGAACTGTAAATCGGTAACAAAGGTTACTTTTCCTTTATCCCAAGTCTCGGTAGGAGTTATCACTCCGGTTTTGCTTTCTACACTGACAATAGAATCAACAATAACTATCTCAGGCAGGTTGGCGTTACGAAGTGCGATGTTGACTTCTTCTAATACAGGTGTCTGCGTTAACTGCAACGCTCTGTTGAGCCAAGCAGCCGCTAAAGCAACAACCTCCTCATTAGAGACAAACACATCAAACGTGCCGCTGTCCATAAAGATATACCGCAAGATAACACCCTGCTTACGGGCTGCCTTTACGATAGTCCTTATCTGACTTAACGGCTTTGCCGAAGCCTCGTTCCATCTTTTCTTAGTATCAAAAACGTTATCATATGACCCGATCTTATTCAAATCTGGGATGTTAAACGTAACATCTGTCTCTGTTACTAATCCAATGTTGTTGTCTCCTGTAAGCGTTATCCGCCCTTTCGATGCGGCCTGCATCGCTAACCACTCTAAGCGAGCATTAACTCCGTTCCAGACAAACTCTACGTCTCCATAAACGAAGTCTAAAAGGGCTTCCGCTCCTGAACGTGTGTTAGCATACTTCAAAAGCTGCTGATATTCATTCAGCTCTTTTTCCTTTAACCCCCTTTTGATCTCGATCTTAGGGATGTCTCCGTAGGCCTTTCTTACGACCTCTCGTGTCTTCTCCCTCGATGTTGCATCAAAAGCCACTACGTCCGCAGCTACCGGTACACCGGATTTTCCTCTTAGAGATTGCCACGTCAGAGACGGAGTGAACTCTAAAGGAAAAAATCTCGGATAGTTGAATGCGGACTCAAACGAATCTAAAAACGCTTGCATATCCTGCTGGCTAATGCCATGTAACAATGATCTCTCCATTTCCTTAAACTGTTATGATTCCAGGAATGTCTCCTCTTAAGTACTCAAACAACGGGTGCTGGTACTCTTTCTTTAACACTCCAATTACCCAGACGCTAACACCTACGTTACCGTCTTCTACCTCTATCACATCCTCTCCTGTCAACCCCACAGGTGGCTCATATTTATCTACGGCGTCCGATCCGACTTTGTCTGCTATAACAAGCATATCACCTACCGCAAGCTGAACGCCTAACGTTACTGCTACCGTTATAGTGTCATAATCGTCCTCTGTCGTTACCAATGTGGCAATAGCTTTACTAACTCCTGCTCCGCCTCTCGGCTTGATAACATCGCCTACTTTCAGTTCATGTCCTTTGTGAATCCGGATGCTCGTAGCATCATCAGCTGCTAAAGTTTCCACCACAGCAAAACGATACTTCTTAAACCTCCCGTTCACTATCGAGACAGGTGTGCCTGCCGGTACCCCGTCTCCTTCATACTCTATCACACCCCCTCCTGGAATATCTGCTATCTGATGCAACCAAGCGATAGGTTTAGAGCTTTCTGTTTTTTGAAAATTTTGCATTTCTCTTTAAATTAATTTATCACTCTTGCGTCCTTCGATAAAGGCCTTCATCTCTTTAGAAACCTCATCGGACTTAGGTACACCTTGTCCGGGTTTCCCTTGTTTCAGAAGTTCTTTTTCGTTGAACTCTTTCAAAAACTCCGCATAATCACCAGATACCGTCTTTGACAGTTCTTCTACGTCAGTATCGTGAGCTACCTCGACCCTTACGTAATACGATTTAGGAATGTTTTCTTTTTCCATCAATCTGTTGAACTGTGCCACTTTATCAGCTTTGATCGTGCGCTGCTTTAACTCTGTAACCTCTTTCACGAGGTCTTCAATGGTTGCCACCTTAGCCCCCTCTTCTTGATGGGTTGCTTGCTCGCCCCCCGTTTGTTTTTGTTTCTTCAAAGCTTCCGTTACCCTCCGGTCACCTTTTTTCTGTAAAAGAGCATTCTGCTCCTCTATCCCAAAGACAAGATCATCTAACCCTTTTATCAAGTCCTCGATGTCCTCCTCTTTCTCTGCCTTTGCTGCTAACCCAACAGAATACAACTCCAACAACTCGGAATCTACTCCGGTGTACTTTTGTTTTAGCTGCTCAAAAATTTTATTCTTCATAAAAATATTTATTATTATCCAATACAAAATAAGGTTTATTCTTCATTTTATTTATCCTGTCCATGTTAAGCTTTTTCCAAACCTTGAAGTTAGCCGATACATCTGTTATTTTGTTTGCGCATCTTACAGCTTCTCCGGTTAAGATAGCCCTTTCAATCTCTTTGTAATTCGTGCAGAGGATTGGAGTCATAAAACACAAACAATTCGGATGCCAGCCTACATAGATAAAATCTACAGGGTACTCACCTTGTAGCTCATCACAAATATCGTAAACAATATGTCTGTTGCTTAAGTTAACCGTAAACCCTGCAACAAAATTTAATGACTGATACTTTGCGTTCTCGCCTCTGCGGTAAGCCATGTTGATCTCTGTGCGTGCCAACCTTAACGCATTTTTATAGCTTGAAGAATAGCCTTTTGCCTCTAATAAGTTTTCTATCCATATAGGTTTTTGCTTCCCTTCCCATCCTTTAAGCATATACTTTAATGTCCCATCAAGATCGTTCAAGTACTTCATCAAGTCTGTCGCTAATTCTACGGCCGACCTCCCCGATTTAACCCCTGCTAACAGTTCTAAGTCTCTATTGTAGTCGTTCGCTAATTCCCATATTCTTTCAGATAGATTAAACCCATGCTTCATCCGTTGTTGTATCATCTCAACAGCAGAGGATGTGTTCTTGTATTCCCATAGCTTGTCAATAGCCTCTTGTGAAATTTTTCCCGTTAGTTTGTTCACTATCATTTGCGTACCTAACTCATCTCCCCTTTTCCACTCTGCTAAGATATTCTGATGTAAGACCAATTCCAAGTCTTTAACCATCCTTTCAAAAATAGCTTTAAATAAAGACTGCAACTTGTCGTAAGTCATATCACTCGTCCCGACAATGCTCATTATTTTTTTACCAGTAACAGAATAAATATTCTGTACTTCTTTTTCTATCTGTTTGAGCCTCTTATCCACTCTTTTACTGTTTCGATCGGTTCTTTTACAATTACACTCGTCCCACTTATCATCCTAACTACCGTTGCTCCTTTACTGAACGGGGTCAACGCCTCTACGTGTTTCGGGTTTATGTGAACCTCTGAGTCAACATACGTAGATTCCCCAGAAATCATGTCAACTCCATCTTCTAAGATACACTTGAACCTTTTCATCGGTAGCTCTCTCCTAATTCTTTTATCCTTTCTAAGTCTATTTGCTCCATCTCTTTGTCTGCGTCTTCGACGAATCCTGTTGATGCTACTCCCGTTCTCTGCGATACGAGCTTCTGCCCTCCAGACAGCATAAACAACATCTGTAATTCTTCTAATCGGTTCTTAGGTAGGTAAGGTGTTATCTCTAACCAAACATCTTCTTTTATTTCTTTACCAGACAATAACCCGACAATCCTTTTCAAGATAGAAATCCTTCTTGCAAACATCTCATCAAACACCTCTAACTTGTTGTAAGCTTTCATGTGAGCATCTTCAAACATCAGCTGTAATGCAATGCCGCTCGTGTTGTTAATCCCTTTTATGTTGTCAAAAGAAATATTCGGGGTCGATGATCCGTAAAATATCTGACTCATCAACAAATTATATTCTAACTCTACCGCAGCCGGCGCATTATCCCATGTCAGATATTTTATATCTGCACCCCCTTGTAGCTCTATTACTTTCCTGTCATCTTGTTTCTCGGGCAACGAAAGAACTTTACCGTTAACAGCAATCAACGGACTCCCGAAATAGTCGTTCGTGTCAGCTAAATTGGAAAGCAGCTTTTCTGCTCTTTCGATTAGATGCTGCTGATCAGACCACTCGGATTTTTCCTGCCTGTAGTAAATGATAGGGATTTTCTCGAGCCTGTTTTTTTCTAACGATTCTAACTCCCATTTCTCTTTGTTTACATACTTTGCTATCCATTTATCTGTCCACACGTCTAAGACTTCTACATCGTCTTTTCTTGTGTACTTCCTACTGAAAGCCTTCAAGTCTCTGTACTCATCAAAATAGGGGTATAAAGTGTCCTGATTTGATGGTGCAAAATACATCACTCTATAACGTACATTACTATTTAGTCTTCCATCCCAAAATCCTTTGCTTTCAACCGGATACCAATATTCAGCTACTTCGCCATCAGTGAACAGTGTCCTCGCTATCTTCCTATTGAATGAGTATATTTTGTTCTTGTCTAACAAGAAATCAATAAGGTTCGTAAAATCGGATTCTTCCGTGCTTTTTAAAAGAACTTTATTCTTAAAAAGAAAAGCGACAGCAGCCTCTACTATCTTTTGTTGTAGATTAAGCCCAATCCTGTTACGAGGAATTTTTTTCCCTGCCACCGTGCGATCACTGTGTTTAATGATGTCGTAAATATCATGCTTGCTTACCTCAATCTCGTTTTTCGATTTCTCGTAAATATTATGTACCTTTACGTCTGTCAGCTCTTTTACAGCTTCTTCTGCTGTTTTGTTAAATATCTCATCCATCAGAAAAATACTCCTCTTAAATTTACTCCTCTCGGGACTAACTCAAAATACATACGCATCATCAATGTGTCTGCAAAATCGGGCGAACGGCCTATCTCGGCTTTTACTTTTTCTTTCGGTAGTATCTGCCTCTTGCCATCTCTGTCCATGCTCATGTTTTTCACCTGCGCTAATTCTTGTTCTATGTTATCTCTGAACGTCTCGTCTGTTATGTATATTTTATTCTCATTCACCATGTCAGCTAACTTAAAATAGCACTGACTTTTTAAGTTGTTGAAGTTTCCATCTATCGGACTACTGTTAGCAATAAACCCTTCACACCCTAAAAAGTCAACCACCCCTCCTCCTAATCCGTCTTCATCAGCTATTACATTTGACAAAGGTACGTTATATTTTGTCTTAATTGCGTCAACCACCCCCACAATTTCATTTATGCCGTGTTTCTTGAGCTCTATAATATCTATCACCCTTAATCCCTCCCAGACCATTATCACAGTAGAATCCTTCCCATAGCGTGCAATATCAGCCGATATGTACCTCTCACCTCCCCCTACATGGCTGTTGCTCCAAAGGTCGGTGATTTTGTTATACGGAATCAACGACGTAGGGTCATCATCATAGTCGAAGTTTCCAAACAATAATCTTTGTTTTAAAGACTCGTTTGATAACTCATGTAACCGCCTTATATAGTCTTCTGAAAGATACGGGTTGTCTTTCGGCAAGGCATGCACAAACTTTGTGTCATCCGGGAGCTCTCCCTTAACCATCGGGCGGTAAAACACTTTGTCAACCCAGTTCTTAGCTGGGTTAAACGTACATAACATCTTTGCTTTTACCTCTCTCCCCTTCCAACGTCCTATCCTTGTTTTTAAAACCTCAAAAGCTTTGCCATTTACCTGATGTGCTTCTTCTATCCATCCTCCGGTGTAGCCTTTTGATCCTAACCGGGAGTACTCCGGGTCTTTGAACGGGTAATACGCTAAATCAAGATAAGCTATCTCTGTCCCGTTCTTGAATCTTATCCCATCACTTGTTACCGTAAAACCTCTAAAACCTACCATCTCCGAAACCTCCATCCATGCCGGCGTCACACTCTCCCTAATATCTTTGATTGAGTCCCTGCCAATGAAAAATCTTGCTCCGGGCATATAATAACCCCACTCCATAAGCCAGAACGACCCCAAAATTGACTTACCACCTCCGGCCGACCCCCCATACCCAATATAACTTGTCTTATCATCCGTAAGATATTTATACGCTACTCTCTGCCTCCTCGTCAATTCCATGATTCCTCCTCATCTGCGCAAAGGGGTCAATATTTTTTAACTCTACTTCTTGTTTTTCAGGGGCATAATCACCCTCCACCTTACTTAAATAATCTAACGCCCGTATAACCTCAGCACCCGAATTATAAAACAACGAGAATTCAATCGGCGTCCCACTACCATCTAATTTCGTTGGGACCCTGCGAGGGTTGTTACGTGCTATTTTCGTGGCTATCTCTAAACGTTCAAAACGAGTCAAAATATCATATTTAACAGCTTCTTTTTCCATCTCAACCCTTACCTCATCTTTCTTTTTTTCAAGCCTCTTTTGCCTCTCTAAATACTTTTTAGAACACTCTTTCCAATAAAGTGTAAAAGTGCTTTCTGCTATCACCGAATTACTTCGAATTACACCAAGTGTATCAGTAAAAGTCAACCCCTCTTCAATACTAGATAGGATTATCTCTTTTGCCTTCTGTTTATTGATACGTGGTTTGCTCATTAGTCAAAATATCTTGGTTTTATTCTAAAATGCTGTTTTAAGTATTCGTACTGTTTTGCAATAAAGTTATACATTTTCTCGCAATTAAAAATTTCAAGTGTCTCTATCCTTGCGTTATTCCCCGAGTTCATTGATCCTGTTAGTGTGATATAATTATCTCCAATTTTTGCCGTAACTACTTTAGCGTGATTATGACAAAAAACAACATCCTCACATCCTTTTTCAAGAAGTCTTGTTATTAGCCTTTCTTTTTCCCGTTGACTATTCATCAAGTCAGAAATAATAATTTTTACTTTTGTTCTTTTAGTTAAAGACACAATATACTCCGCCATTATCTCATTTACAGTAAAAATTATAAACGTAGCCTCATCTATTTTTCCTAAATTTATTTCAACCCAATTTAATACATCTAATAATGAAAGGGTTTTTGACGTGAAGTAAAAGTTAGTTTCCCCTTTTTTAGGGATGTTAATTTTAGCGGAATTTACGCTATCATAACGCATCACTATACTTCTCTCGTGTTCGTCAGAGTAATCAATTGATTTTTTGGATTTTTCACCTCTCTTGCTGTACTCTCTCTCTCTTAATATTATTTTAGCCATGTTCTTTTTGGTTCGTTCGTAAACGGTACATCCTCCGGGTATGTATCCCACGCTATATTATCCCTTCCATTTCCCCTCAAAAGTTTTGGATAAAGATATCTACTTTTTATATGATGATGCAACCTTCCCCCATTTTTCACTTGCCGTTCCGCTTTTACCGCACTCGGAAACTGAATAGGGACAACTAATGCCTTGTTTAATAATTTACATTCATTATATAAATCAGTTAGCCCTCCAGCCTGTTTTGCACTTTGCATTTGCTGCAACACTACCCCCTCTCCTATGCTTCCTGTGAATAACCCATAGTTCATTACCGTTGCAAATTGACTCGTGTCGTTGTCCTGCACCCCCCGTTCCCCCCTGTAAATATAATCAGTCAAAATAAATGTCGTGTTCATTACTTTGTTTCTTAGTAGCCTCGTATTTTTACCACCAATAAAATCTCCTGTCTGCGATAACCCAAACAAACCTATACGTCTTTTTTCCATGAACGCCTTAACAGCATTAAATGTATTCCGAACATCATCAACAGAAGCTATCCCCTTGTATTTTATTTCATACCCTCGTGTGTCATCATCCTGCATTATATAGAATTTTATGCCAAGCTCTTTCGCCTTATCATAAAACATATTCCTTGCCTGCCCTGCGCTCCTTCTCGATACACTCGCCCTATGAACATAATCATATCGTTGCCGGGCTTCATTCATCTCAAAAACATAAAGGTTAAAACCTAATTTTTTAGCTACTGCACTGTACTCCTCACTGTCGTCTGCCTCGCTATCTATAAAAACGTGTAATTTTTCTTTGTCCCACCCTGATTTCAGGAAATAGGATACCGTTTTTAAATTTAACGGTCTGTGATATGATGGGATAAAAATATCAATCATTATTCCAATTTTCAGAGAGCTCATGTATTTTTAATATATCATCCTCGATAAATCCATCAATCCCCCCATCCACTAAAACGAGCCTTAACTGTTCTATAACCTCTTTTTCAGTTTTACTTGCATTAAAAGCGTAGTAATTTGCCACATTTTCAAAATCTATTTTTAAGAAACGAAAAGCAAACCATTTTAATACCTCTTTTTGTTCTTTTGACAACTCGCTCTGCTCAATTCTTTTTACTTTTGCTTCAAAAAGAGAAAAGTCAATACAATCCTTCAAACTTATATCAAGTATTTCTTCAGGTTCATAATAGATATTGGAAAACTCTAATTTCGACAACCTTTCCGTCTCCATTACTTCCACATCATAAAAATCCACTCCCAACTCCTCAAACTCAAGTTCATACTCCTCGATAGCCACCTTTTGGATTAAATCTAAATCTAAGTTGATGTTTTTTTGTGCTACTGTATTAGCGTAAATTGCCGCCTTTACCCTCTTTTCGCCCGATAGATCAGTTTGAATGACAGGGTACTCATTTTCTTTTAGTTCAATGAATTTTGGTTTATAGCCTAACTTGTCAAAGGTCTCTTTACGAGCATTACCCGTTATGATTTCACCTTCGGCATCTACTGTTACACTCTCAATCGCACCAACTTCCGATATAGACTTTTCTAATAACTCCATCCCCTCGGGGGTATGCTTATTGAAGTTTTTTACATCAACACGAATTCTCTTGCTCATTTTTTTACATAAAAAAAGGGCATGCCCTTACGGGCACACCCCCAACCAAAAACCAATTAACACAAATTTATCCACATGACAAATGTACAAAAATTATTTCATACACTCGTCAGATCATCTGTTTTTTAGCTTAAAAATTTTATGACGCTCCGTAACAATCAAAGAATGCTTGTTGAATTCTCTGATTATTTTAAGAGCTTCATCTAATAGTTTTTCATCGTTGCTGTATTTTTTTACATATCTGTAAAGAGAATTCACAAACAACGATTTCTCATATCCGGGCTCAAAACCTTTGTTTATCCGGTCAATGAAAACACATTGCCGGATTATTTCTTTCCTGAATTTTTCTTCTTTATCCTCTATAGGTTTTTCTGTCTTTAAATTTCTTTTCCTCCACCTCTCAAACTCCTCGTACCGTTTTTGTTCGGCACGATTTGCCTTCTCTGCTCTCTTGAAATTAAACTTAGATCGCCCGGCTATCATAGGGCTTGCGCAGTTAGACCGCACCCTTAACCATGCTGCTAAGTGCTCTTTAAATTCTTCGGCATAGTTAAGATTATCGGTCTTTGTTAAATCATCTGACAGCATCTGCTCATACGCAGCTATCAAACTTTCACCCCTTAATTTTGGTGAATATGATGTATGCGCATGAGCTTCTACTGCCAACGGGATTAGTTCTTTAAGCATACACATATAGTTCTTTCCGGTGAACTACCCACCCACGGCAGAGCCGATGGGATGGGCTTCGAGTTTCATAGCTTGTGCTTACTGCTTCCGAAGAAGTTAGAAGTCTTATTTTTGCTCCGCTCGTGGATAGTCCCTACCCACTCAATCTATTTTCATAGATTAATTTTATATATCTCAAAAAATCTTCCTCTGAATGGTTGTTTTTCATTCTATTTATGTCAGAATGCACCCATTGAAGATTTTCTATTTTATTGTATTGTTCAGCATCAGTTGAAAGAGCAATTATATGGTCAACGCTTGCATCGACTGCTGGTGTTAGAACCAATCCTGTATAGGCACATTTGTAATTTTGTTCTTCCAATAATATTTTAACTTCTTCCCATCTTTTCATTGTTCCAAGATGATTTTTAGAAACATATTGGAACCAATGTTTTTCACAATAGAGATTGCTATTCTTCAATCTTTGGGTTGAGCAATGTCTGCACTGACCCTTCTCTATCCTTTTTTGTTGTTGCTCTTTTTTCTTAGTAAGATTATCAACCCTATATTTTTCATCTCTTTTCTTACGGTATTCTTTAGATATTAAATTAACACAAGACTTACATCTACCATCAAATCCATCAGATGACTTCTTTTGCTTTGCAAAATATTCAATCGTAAGTGGTAATTTCTTCCGACACTTATAACAAACTTTATATTTCTGTGTATTCTTACTCATATTTTAAATATCCCTTACGAGGTTTTAATGTCTTATACTGACAATGCAAATATACAACTTTTGTCGCTTACATCCAAACCACTAAAGATGGTTTGGTTTTACGCTCCGTCTTATAAAGTAAACCTTATCCTTTAAGATTGAAGGAATCCGGGTGTAGCTGTGCGCTACTTTGGGATTGGAATTAACACGAACCTCAATGCGGTCTGTGATGTTTTTAGCCCACCTGAAAAAGCAGGTGTTCCATTTCTCGGTTACGATATAGTAACCGTTGCTTTCTTTGTCTGCCCGTGCTGAATCACAAGCAGACAGTAATTTAATTAATGTTCTCATGGTTTTTTTTGATTTTCTTCCTGCTCCTTTTCTAACACCTCCTAACCCCATCCCTTTCGGGAAAAGGGAATGAAGCGCTTTTCGGATTGCATTTGTATTTGACACTTGAAAATAATCGCAAACGTCTTGAGCAGTACCCTCTAAATAGATACGCTCAATCGTTTCTAACCGGGTGTCCGGATCCTCATCTACCCTGCCTGTCAGGGTTAACGAGTCAATATAATCCCGGAGTTCCACGTAAGGTGAGTCTTTTACGTAGAATCCCCCAAAAGCATCTTTTCCCCTTCTCCGGGAAAAGCCTAAGCCCGTTGATAACCGGTAAATATTCCGGTTTGCGTACCGGAATTGTTCGTTTTCAGGTGCTTCTAACAAAGCCACCTGAATCTCCTGCATTACATCGTCCTTCGGCAACACCCTTAAAAAGGGGTTTACCGCAGACATCCTGGCATATATAAAATCAGAGCGCTCCATCGTGTTAAGGTTTTAAAGTTTATACTACAAAAATACAACAAATCTCCCCTCGTGTCAAGTGAAATCCTATTTATTTTACCCGTTTTAATATATTTTAACACTTAAAATACTTTAAAAAACGCCTCGTCCTTTTCTTTTTCATTGCGTTAATTATGGTTTTCACTTTACGGTAGTTTATTTATCTTTTAGCACATCTACAGGATAAATAACATAATCAGTGCCGGTGTTTTTATACCGATCGTCGATATATCTATTAAGGTTTTTCGAGTAATAGTATCCCTTTTCTTTTAGATAGTTTACTATAGTACTCTTCTTTTTAGCAACTAACTCAACCCCTCTCATTCCACCTGTGCCAATGCATTCCAAAAGGTACATTTTCCCCATTTTAATAACGTGGTTTACGCCCTTGTTATCGGCAACCTTAGTCCGCAACATTACCGACAATTTCAAAGTCATTGATATGGTCGCCAAAAAAGAAATTACCATCGCATCTATGACAAGGAATACAAATATCTTTTGTTGGTACATCCAATTGAGCAAACTCAAATCCATTGCAGTTATCACACCAAACGATACAATTACCATCATTATCATAGTCACCTTCAAAAACATTTTTGCCGTTTTTGTCTTTTTGGTTTATAAATTGGCTTAATGATTTTGGTTCAATGCCAACCCATTTATTATCTCCAATCTCCATAAACACATTATCTCTTTTACGTTTAATAGTTCCTTTAGCAACTGTCATGCTTTCGACCCATTCACCAGTATTAACTGATTTTCCCTTAAATAATATTTCTCGTTTCATTTATTTGATATTTAATGATTTAACAGTGAACTACCCACCCACGCCAGAGGCGATGGGTTGGGCTTCTGACTTCACAGATAGTTGAGTATCGCTACTTCTTACACCATCTCCATCAGTGTACTCGACCGTCCCAGCCGAGATATTTTTTAAACCTTCTTTTAAGATATTCCTACTTGCATTGACATTATTTGCCATGCTTTTTATATCTAAGTTTTCTTTTTTCTCTACCTCCACAAAATTCATAATAATGATTTCTACAATAACCATTACCACTATGCTTTTTATTACAGCCATCTACACTACAGAGACGAATTTCTGCTAATGAATTTTCATATTCTATTTGTTTTAAATATCTATCGTGTTTTCTTTGTAAGTGAATATTAGAATCTTTGTAAATCCATTTTAAAAACGTTCTTGCAGATTTTTTATT